CTACAGGAACTGTTCAAAGCTATGGTGGTATTGTTACAGGCATTACTATTACTAATGGTGGCTCAGGCTATACAAGCTCAGACACATTAGTAGTTACAATTACAGACAATGCTGGTAATGCTTGGGTAGGTAATACAGCCTATGCAGCAGGTACTGTTTTAGTTAACGCAGGTAATGTATATTCAGTAACTATTGCAGGAACTACAGGGACTAGTGCTCCTACCTTCACTAGTGGTACACAAGTTGATGGTACAGCTACTCTACAATATTTAAACAACACTGATGCAGGTGGTACAGGTGCTGCTGCTACTGCTTTGTTAAATGGCTTTCCTTCAGGTACTATTGTTCCTGGTGCTTGTTACTTAGATACTTACACAGTTATTGCTAGTCCTAATGGTGAGCTTTTTACATCTAATGCTAACGACCCTACTACTTGGAATGCTTTAAACTATATTACTGCTGAGGCTGAACCTGACCAGTTAGTAGGTATAGGTAAACATTTAAACTATATTATTACCTTTGGTCAGTGGTCTATTGATTGGTTCTATGATGCTGGTACATATCCAGGTTCCCCTTTGGCTGTTGCTGCTCCTTACCATATTGAGCTTGGTTGTGCTAACGGAGATTCTATCGTTAGTTTTGAGAACATTATAGTTTGGGTAGGTACTTCTAGAGATGCAGGCCCATCAGTATATTCTCTTGCGTCAACTGCTCCTACAAAGATTTCTACACCTTTTATTGATCGTATTTTACAAAATAGTACTTTAGCTGATATTAGAGCTTACTCTTTACGTATTAATGGACATACTTTTTATGTCTTGACATTAGCTGATTTAAATGTTACACTAGTATTTGATGTAAATGAAAAGGTTTGGACTCAATGGACTATGTGGGCTGTTGGTGACGTAGGCTCAGGAGTGCCAGGCATTTATGCTGAACAATACTTCCGTCCTAGCTTCTTTGCTCAAATTAGCGATACTTACTATTTATTAGATGATGATAACGGCACACTATATACAATGTCAGATCATGTTTACAATGATTCTGGTGCTCCTATTTATTATCGTACTGTAACAGATATTATTGATGGTGGTACTACTAAACGTAAGTTCTTTGGTCGTTTAGAGATTGTAGGAGATAAAGTCCCTGCAGTTATGAACATTAGACACACCAATGATGACTATAAAAACTGGTCTCCTTATCGCTCAGTAAACCTAGATAAACAACGACCACAAGTGTATCAAAGTGGTGCAGCACGTCGTAGAGCATGGGAGTTCCTATGCACAGACAATCAACCTTTAAGATTGTTAGCAGCCGAGATTGACTTTGATATTGGTGAATTAGAACAATCAGAGCCGTCACAATTACAATATAGGACATAATGAAAGTTATTAGCGAGTTACATAAAGTAATGAAAGGTACCTTTGAAGTTGACCTTGGCATTGTCCATAACTTTTCAGATGGGCTATATGCTAAACAAATGTTTGTTCCTAAAGGTTATGTTGTTGGTACTCATGCACATACCTTTAGTCATTTAAGCATTCTTGCTAAAGGTAAAGTAATTGTAAGAACAGATGACAGTGTTGCTGAATATACAGCCCCTGCTTGTCTTGAAATTAAAGAAGGTATTCATCATGCTATTGAAGCATTAGAGGATACTGTTTGGTTTTGTATTCATGCAACAGATGAAACAGATATTAATAAGATTGATGAAATATTAATTGAGGCTTAAGTTATGAATTTTGATTTTAACAACGGAAGATTAGTTCCAAAAAAAGACTTTACTTTAGTTGGCGTAAACTTTAATGTTCTTCCGTATATGGCACAATTAAATGCTCATCCTGAGCTATGGGAACAAAGCAGAGACTTCCGCAAAGTTCCTCGTTATAATGGCGAGTTGTCACCACATCGTGAGTCACATGATATTTGGGTACGTCATCAGAACTACGAAGCTTTAGGTGAGTATGATACCGAAGAAGGTCGAGAGAGCATTATGAAGTCAGCTATCTCTGAATGGTATCCAGAATCTTTAAAACTACCAGCAGCAGTAGATATGGCTGAAGCCGTCTGTCGGCATCTTAGTGCTATTCAATTAGGTGGTAGCTATGTAATCAGAATTCCAGCAGGTAAAAAAGTATATCCGCATAGTGACTGGTCATGGCATAGCACATACTACAACAAATACATGGTGATTTTAAAAACACAACCAGGCGTAGTTTTTGGTTGGGAACGTAGTGGAAACCTTATCCCTTTAACAGGAGATTTGTGGAATTTTGAGAACGATACAAACCACTGGGTCTACAACGATTCTGATGAAGACATGCTGATTGCAACTTTCAGCGTCCGTACATTCAACATGGATCGACGTGACGCTTTTAATACTATAAAAGGAGAATAACATGCCAGCAGCTTGGGTAGGAGCAGGAGCAGCCGTACTAGGTGTAGCAAATTCAATGGGAGCCTTTGGTAGTCCTTCAGGGCCTGGAGGAGGAGGCGGTGCAGGCGGTGGTATGACTTATGGTCAATATGACCCTTATGGAAACATTGGTGGTCGCACTGACGCTGCAAACAAATTACAGACGTTAACAAACGACCCATCAAGTGCTTTATCTCAGCCTGGTTACCAATTAGGTATGGGACAAGGTACTTCTGCTTTAACTGCTGCAGGGGCTGCTAAAGGAACCATACAATCTGGTGGTCAATCTGCTGCACTACAAGGATATGGTCAAAACTATTTCCAAACTGCTTATAACAACTTGTTTAGTCAATATGGTCAATTATCAGGAGCTACAACACAAACTCCTGGTGGTGCTGCTTCTCAATATTCTGGTGCTAGTACTCAAGGTAACACACTTGCTTACAACATGCAACAAGGGCAAAGTGCTAACATTTTAGGTTTAGGTGGTTATTTATCAGGCCTTGCTAGTAACTTTGGTGGTCCTAACACAGGGGCTGGTACTGGTATGTGGGGTAATACATCAGGCGGTTTTGGAAGTGGGTTTGATTTAAGCAACGCAGGTGGAGCTTCTTCTGCTGGTGGTGCTTATGCTGCTGACTTTATGATGGCTTAAGGAATAATCATGGCAGAAGGTATATTCGGTGCTTTTACAAGTGCCCAAAAAGCAGGACAAGAGTTTGGTCAAGCTATTCAATCAAAGAATATCTTACAAGAAGCTTATGCAGGTGCAAGTCCTGATGTTGTTGCAGATCCTCAAGAGCAAAGTACCATTCTGCAAAAAGCATCTGTGCTTGCTGGTCAAAAAGGTTTACAGTCTTTAGCCCATTCTTTTCAAAAAGATGCGTCATCGCTTTCTCAAGATGTACAGAAAAGCCAGATTAATGCTATTAAAAATATGCAAGGACAGTTAGAATATTCTGGTCAGCTATTATCTGCGTTGCCTGACGATGCTACAACTGAAGATTTTAATAATGTTTTTGCCAATATTAAAGAGACACACGCTCAGTTGGCTATTCAAAGGATTACTCGTAGTAATCTTCCTCCTGAGCGTAAAAAAGAACTTCTTACTAATTTAACTAAAACTGTAGATCAGAATTTAAAAGCTATGAAAATAGCTGCTGACGGTGAATATAAGGAACGTTCTTTAGATATCCGTGAAGAAGGTATCTTATCACGTGAGCGTACTGCTGCTGGTAGACAAGGTAATATTAAAAATGCTAAGGGCTTTGAAGTTAAGGGCACTGAAGCTGTTTTAAAATCTATGTTTGGTAAAGAAATGCTTGATACTATGTCTGATGAAGACTGGACAGCAGCAGCTACTAAAGTAGAAGGCAGAGCACGGCAGCTTCAAAAGAAAGAAAATATTGACTTAGAAGACGCTAAAGACCAAGCCATTAATGAATTATTTAAACCTACTGAAAAGAGTAAATGGTTTGGTATGTCTTCTGATGTAGGTTATGAGTACGAAAAAGGTACTCCTAAATCTCCTGCTCCTACTGCAACTAAAGAAGCTACAAAAGAAGCACCTAAAACAAAAGAAACTAAATTTAAAGAAGGCCAGATCTATACAGACGCTAAAGGCAACAGAGCTATGTATAACGCTGGTCAGTGGGTTCCACTAAAATAAACTAGGACATTATGGCATTCGATCCAAGTACTGCTAGAGAAGTTACAGACTCCTCTTCGTTTGATCCTTCTACGGCTAAACCAGTAGAAGAGGCAGCACCGAAACAAGATGTAAAAGATATCGCTGGTATGCTCAAATCTTCTAGAGAAGAGAAACAAGCTGCTTGGGATAAAAAAGATTTTACTGGTGAACTAGGGAAATCCTTAAGCACTTTCTCATGGTCAGAAGCCAAAGAAAAATCTCAAATAAAGCCTGTTGCTGAATACTTATTGAGATCTACATTAGGGGCTATCATGCCTGGAGTAGAGCCTCTTAAAAGAACAGATCCTTTAGTTCGTGACATGGAAGCACCTATGCAACGGTTGTTTACAAGTCCTAAAGAATCTTTTGAAAACTTATCTAAAGCTGCCAGCGAAAACCCTGGTGCTTTTGTTGGTAATCTTGTAAAAGACTTTGCTTACAATCCCCAATATTTAGGTATGGGTAAAGTACTTGCTTTAGAAAAAGCAGGAGCTTCTGCCTCTACTATAGAAAAAGCTGCTAGAACTACTTACAACGCTGCTAACACAGGAGCACAGTTTGCTACGTTTGCTACTGCTGCAGAGGCTGCTAAAGCTGCCAATGAAGGCCGTCAAGTAGACGTAGCTGAGTTAACTCGCACGGCTTCTGATGCTTTCAATACTGCTTTAATGTTTGAAGCTGGTAAAAGTGTACTAGGTGCTGGTACTAAGTTTAAAGACCAGTATGCTAAAGACCTTGAAACAGTTAACAAGTACGAACAAAAGCAAACTGCTGACGCAGAAGCTGCTAAGGCTGCTGAGCAAGCACAGGCTGATAAGTCTCAATCTTTAATTGATAAAATTAAAAGTAAAAAGCTACTTGCTGCTCAACAAGAAGATATTCCTTTTGCTACTTCAGTTGAAGAAATTGCTGCCAGACGTGCTGCAGAGAGTCCTCAGAAAGATCTCTTTGCTGGTGGTCCTGAAGAAGTAGCTCCTGCAGAACGTATTAAACCTTTAGGTGCAGAGCCTACTGCAGAAAGTAAGACTCGTCTCCCTGAAGGTAAAGAATTAGAATTAACAATGGGTGGTAAACTTAAAGAGCCTAGCGTTGAAGGTGCTAAGCTTCCTGAGAAGACTTCATTAGAATCTGCAGTAGAGAAACTCTCTGCTGGTAAAGCTTTTGATTTGACTGCTACTGAAAAGGTAGCTTGGGATAAAACTAAAACTGCTGTAGAACAGTTTGAGCCTGAGTTCAATAAGCTTTCTGATCCTCAAATCTATGAACGTATGATGGATAGAGAATGGGTTGACCAAGCTATCCAAAAAGGTAAGCAGATGGATCAGATGTATGCTGATATCCAGAAGCGTATGTCTGCTGAGCAAGACATTAAAGACATGCAGGTTAAGCGTGATAAGCTTTCTGACAGTCTTGATACTCTTGAAGAGCAACTACGTGGTGAGCGTCCTGATACATCTCGTAAGGGTCAAGGCCCTAAGACTAAAGCTGCTAAGTTATCTGCTGTTGAAGAATCCTGGGTTAAGAATCAAGCTGAAAAGGGTGACTGGTCTTATCTACGTGCAGGCTTCACTCTTGAAGATGCTGTACAGGCTGCTAAGCGTGTCCTTCGTGGTGGTGAAGACTTTGAAGCTAACGTTGAGAAAATCTTTGATCAGTTCGGTGAAACTGCTGCTAAAGCTTTCATGGCTGCTTACCAAGAAGTTAAGAACGGTGAGTCTATTAAGACTGCTGATAAAGTAACTACTAAACTATCTGATGTAGAAGATCGCCTCTTTCAAGTAGATAGCTATGCTGATGCAGAGAATACAGTCCTTCGTCAGAATGCTGAAGCTGCTAAAAAAGCTGGCTTAACTCGTGAATCTAAAGATGCTATCCTTGATAAGGTAGCTAAAGGTATGGATATTGATCCAGCCCAAGAAGCTGTTATTGATAAGTTCTTTACTCCTTTAAAAGAAGAAGCTGACCGTACTTACGCTGAAATCAAGAAGATGACTCCTGAAGACGCTGAGTCTGCTATGGAAGAATATGGCTTAGGTCGTCTTGCTACTCACAAAGGTAAATGGAAGAACTTTGTAGAAGGTTTAACAGGCGGTGACTTCGGAGGCTTTGGTACATTTGGTAAGAAGCCTTCTGCTATGAAGGGCCGTACCATCTTTGAACATAACGGTAAAGTTATTACTGTTAACAGCGATGGTTCAGTATTTGCCTGGAAAGATAAAGTACCTGAAATGGTTGGTACTACTAAGACTCGTCTTAAAGCTGGTGATGAGTTCAAGGGAATGGAAGTTAAAGATGTAGCTGACCAACGTGATATTGAAAAGAACGTTGATGGTGTTACCTATGCTGATCCTTTCTTTGCCCAGACAGTTAAGCTTGGCGAGTTAAAACGCTACGCTGAACAGATGAAGGCAATGGAGCAGATTAAAGAATCTGACATCTTTAAGTCTATGTCTCGTAAAGAAGGTGAAGTAACTCCTGAAGGCTACAGGCCTATTACTAACCCACAATTACTTCCACAACTACGTGGCTACTCTTTTGATCCTAAGCTTGCTGAAGTCTTTGAAGACTACCTTAAGCCTCAAGTGGCTCGTGGAATGCCTGCCAGGGTCTTAGAAGGTGCTTCAGGACTTGCAGTTAAGTCTTTCATGCTTAACCCTATTCCTCACATCGGAAACGAAGTAGCCCACTATTTCGTAGGACGTGGTCTCTTCTCAGGTTGGGTAAACCCTAAAGGCCTAGCTCAACTTGCTAACATGCCTGAATCTTTCAAGTCTGTATTAGAACAAGATAAGTTCCAGATTGAGATGGCTAAGAACGGTGCTTCCTTAATGTCTATGCGTTTACGTAATGATAACTGGATGGCTAAGATGTTTAGAGAAGAGCTTAAGATTGCTGATAAGAACGGCAGCATTAAAGAATTAGCTATCTCTATTGGTATGAAGCCTATTGACTTGTTTAACAAAATCTCTGAGAAGTCTAACACAGTGATGTGGACTACTCGTGATGCTTTGTATACCAGTATGATTAAAGAACGTATGGAACGTTTTGGTGAAGACATGCCTGCTGCTATACAGCACGTAGAGAAATTTATGCCTAACTACCGTATACC